CGGAGGCGATCGCGTGGTTCCGCGAGATGGAGGACCTCGGGCTCGTCGAGAACGGCGATCAGTTCAAGGCCGACGTCGTCGTGGAACGCAACGCGAGCGACCCGAACCGGCTCGACTTCGTGCTGCCGCCCGACATCATCAATCAGTTCATCGTCGGCGCCGCGCGCATCGACTTCCGGCTGTAGAGGAGCGAGGAGACCATGCCTGATCAGCGCCGGGCCGGCACCATCGAGTTTCAGATCGATGGCGAAATGATGGATGCCGTCGGCAACTTCACCTACAACCTCGGACGCGCGAAGCGCGAAGCGCTCGTCGGCGCTGACAAAGTTCACGGCTACAAGGAAATGCCGCAGCCGGCCTTCATCGAGGGCGAGATTCGCGATCGGCGCACGCTCGACCTGAAGCGAATCCTCGACATGACGGACGCCACGGTCTTTCTGCGCTTCGCGCACGGGAAGGGCGTTGTGTTGCGCAATGCCTGGTTCGCCGGCGAGGGCACGGGCAACAGCGAGGAGGCGAATTTCCCTGTTCGCTTCGAGGGGCTGAGCGCGGAGGAGGTGTAGTTCGGTGGAGCCAAAGACCTACACGCTGAAGCACCCGGTGACGGTCGGGTCCGAGACCATCTCCGTGCTCTCGTTTCGCCGGCCGGTGGCGGGTGACTTCAAGGACGTGTCGCTGCAGAACATCACCGCCGGTGATCTGATGAAAGCCGCCGGCAAGATGTGCGGCCAGCCGCAGCAGGTCATCGAGAAGATTGATCTCGAGGATGTGTTCGCGCTGACCGAGTTGGTGACGGATTTTTTGCCCAGTGGCCTGCTGACTGGGCTCAAGCCCTAGCAGTCCTGGCCGCGACGTTCCACTTTCCGCCCGATCAGCTCTGGGCGATGGACAAAGAGGACCTCGCCTTCTGGATGACACAAGCGGAGTGGATCAATGCCCGCCGGTAAACAGTATCCGCTCTCGCTCGTCCTCACTGCCGTCGATCGTGTCACGGCCCCGCTGAATCGAGTCACGGCCGCACTGAATCGGGCGACTGCACCTGTTCGATCGATACAGCAGTCGTTCGGTGCCTTCAAGACAGCCGCCGGCGTCGACAAGCTGAACAACGCGATGGGCGACGTCACGAGATCGATCGCCGGCCTCGGCTCGGCCGCGACCGCGTCGTTCGGCAAGGTGACGGTCGTAGTCGGCGCCGCCACCGCGGCGGCGTATCTGTTCAACCGGCAATTCATTGGCACCGCGTCGACGTTCGAGAACCTCGAGTTTCAGCTCGAGGCCATCGAAGGCAGCGCGGAGAAAGCCAAAGCCGCCATGGCGTTCATCAAGAAGATGACCGTCGAAACGCCTTTCGAGATGGAGGACATAGCGAAGACGTTCCGCGTCATGCGCGGGTTCGGGATGGATCCCGCTGGCGGTGCACTGCAGGCGATCGTCGATCAGGTGTCGAAGCTCGGTCTCACGGGCGAACATCTCACGGGGATCGCACTACAACTCGGGCAGGCGTTCAGCAAAGGCCGGCTGCAAGCGCAGGACGCCAACATCCTCGTCGAGAACGGTGTGCCGGTCTGGCAGCTGCTCCAACGAGCGATCGCGCGCGTGAACAAAGGTCAGGAGGTCTCGATCGGTCAGCTGCGCGAGTGGAGCGAAGAGGGCAAGCTGGGGCTGAAGTCCATCAATTTGCTGATCGAGCAAATGGGACTCGAGAGCAAGGGCGCCGCGCTCCGCATGATGGAGACGTGGACCGGCATGGTGTCTCAGCTCTCCGACGCCTGGACGTTCTTCAAGCAAATGGTCATGAAGAGCGGGGTATTCGACTTCCTGAAACAGCGGCTCGGCAAATTCCTCGAGCGCCTGAAGCAGATGAGCGAAAGCGGAGAGCTCGACCGGATCGCCAAGGAGTGGGGCGACAGGTTGGTCACGCTGTTCACGTGGCTCGAGGAACGCGGCGTGCCGATGGCGGTGTCAGCGTTTCAGACACTCACCTCGTGGCTCCAGAAGGCGGCCGATATCGCCGGCGGGTGGGAGAACTTGGCGAAGTTCGGCATGGCGTTGTTCGTCGCTGCACCCATCATCGCCGCGATTGGTGGCGTCGTCCTTGCCCTCGGCTCGCTCGCATTTGCCGTCGGCGCGACCCCCGTTGGCCTGTTCCTCGCCGGGCTCATCGTCCTCGTGAGTGAGCTCGCGCTGTGGGCGGTCTTGCTGATGGCGAATTGGAAGAAGATCACGACGTTTTACCGTGATCTGTGGAGCGCCATCACGGACATCTTCGATGGGTTCTCGGAGTACCTGAACGGCGTCTTCACGCTCGACATGCAACGCGCCATTGACGGCCTGAAGCAATACTTCAAGGGTCTGTTCGACTTCGTTGCGCAGGGCTTCTCTCTCCTCAAGAACGTTCTCGGCGTCGTCGGCCATTCGTTCGGTGTCGGTGCCGCCGCTGGTCAGTTGACGCCAACCGGAGCGCCGCTCGGGGCTGATCGTGCGGCGGCGGCGATGGCTCCGAAGCCGCACCAGCTTCACGCCGACGTCAACTTCAGCAACATGCCGCCAGGCACGCGGGTGTCGACGCGGATCTCAGACCGCGTGACGCTGGATCTCACGCGCGGCTACGCGATGGCGGAGGCTCGCTGATGCCGCCGCGCGACGTCGCCACGTTCCGCGGCGCCTCGTTTGTGCTCAGCCTCGGCGAGCTCGCCGGCGGCCGCAAAGCGGTCGTCCACGACTATCCGTTCCGCAATCAGGCGTTCGTCGAGGACCTCGGGCTTCGCGGCCGCGTGCTCCGCGTCGAGGGCTACGTCGTCAGCGATCCGCGCCTCGCCGAGCGTGATGACTACGTGGCCGCCCGTGACGCGTTGCAGGACGCCCTCGAGCAGCCCGGACCAGGCACGCTGGTGCACCCCTACTACGGATCCAAGCTGGTCGCGGTCCCCCAATTCACCATCAGGGAAACCATCGACGAGCTCAGGATCGCGCAGTTCCAGATCGACTTCGTCGAAACCGCCGCGGAGGCCTTCAGCCCCTCGATCGCCGCGGCGCCTGGCGCGCAAGTCGAGACGTCGGCCGACGCCACGCACGCGGCGTCACAAACGACGCTCGTGAAGACCTACCGCGTCACGATCCCGCTCTCAGGGGCGCCAGGCCTGCCTGGCGCAGGGACGAAGCGGTCGCTGCCGAACTTCAGTTTCAACAGCATCACCTCGTTGCTGCAGAGCGGCAGCCGGGCGCTGCATACGGCACTGGCGCCGCTCGCACGGACCGCGTCGCAGGCCGCGGCACTGAAGCGCTCGATTGATTCACTGGTGAATGATGCCTCGAAGCTTGTTCGAGATCCGCTGACGCTGGCCACGCGGATGCTCGATCTCTTCCGAGACCTGACGTCATTCCCGCGCGTCCCCAGCCTCGGCGTGAACGCGTTCTTGGACGCGGCCGACTTCACATCGACGGATCCGCCGCCGCCGGAGACGACGATCACCAGGCAATACGAGCTCGTGAACTACGGCGAGGTGGACGCGTTCCTCCGGCGTGGCTTCGTCACCGAGGCTGCGCGGCAGCTGTCACTGGCATCGCGGACGCCCGGCAGCTACGCCAGTTTCGAAGATGCCGTCGCGGCGCGCGACCGGGTGCTGACGGCGATCGACGAGCTCGCCGACGGGACGACCGATGACGACATGTATGCGGCGCTCCAGGAGCTGCGCGCCGACGTCGCGGTCGCCGTGCCCTCAGAGGCATCGTCGCTCCCGCGGATCGTGACCTACACGTCGCCGGCGACGGTGCCGTCGCTGGTCCTGGCACATCGCCTCTACGGCACTGTCGAGCTCGAGGAGGACCTCGTCGCCCGCAATCGGGTGCGGCATCCCGGGTTCGTCGTCGGCGGTCGAGAGCTGCAGGTGTTGTCCCATGGCTGACGGCGCGCGCCTGACGGTGAACGGCAAGGCCTACGGAGGGTGGACGAGTGTCCGCGTGACGCGCGGCATCGAAGCGATCGCCGGCACCTTCGATCTCACCGTCTCAGAGCGGTGGGACGGCCAGGCCGAACCGTGGCCGATCGTCGAGGAGGACACTTGCATGGTCACCCTGGGCGACGCGCTGAACACGCCTGTCATCACGGGCTACGTCGATATCCGATCGCAGGGATTCGACGGCAGCTCGCGCCTGTTCACCGTCACCGGCCGCGACAAGACTGGGGCCCTCGTCGACTGCAGCGCTGTGCTGGGCAAGTACGAGTTCCACAAGATCGGCGTTCTCGAATTCTGCAGGCAGCTCGCCGAGCCGTTCGAGGTTGGCGTGTCGCTGCAGCCAGGCGCCGAAGACAAGGCGATCAGCACCACGGGGCAGGCCGACAGCGGCGGCGCGCCGGCGGCGGTCGGGTCAGCGGGCAAGTCGAGCAGCATGAAGCTCTCGAGCCCGATCGCGAGGCTCACCATCAATCCCGGCGACAGTGTCTTCGAGGTCATCGATCGCGCGTGTCGCATGGCTGGATTCCTCCCCGTGTCGGACGGCGCCGGTGGCATCGTGCTGACGCGTACCGGAGGCGCCCGCGCGACGTCGGTGCTTGCGCAAGGCGAGAACCTCCTGACCGCGGACGTCAATTTCGACGGGACGAAGCGGTATCGCCGGTACCTCGTCGCCGGGCAGACCGGCGGGAGCGACATCCTCTCTGACACGTCAGCGGCGAATGTCAGTGCCGAGGCTCAGGACCTGCAGGTCAGGCGTGCCTCGCGGGTGCTACTCGTGCGCCCCGAAGGTGCGGTCACGCTGGCATTCGCCCGGCAGCGGGCCGCCTGGGAGGCCACGGTACGCGCCGCGCGATCGGCGACCGTGACCGTCACCGTGCATGGGTGGACGCAGCGCGATGGATCGCTATGGCCGATCAACGCGCTCGTGCCCGTGCACATTCCGGCCTTCGGCATCACGTACACGGACCTGCTGATCACCGAAGCGACGTACACCCTCTCGCTGCAGGGCGGGACGATCACAACGCTGTCGCTGACACGCGCCGACGCGTTCCGGCCGGAGCCAACCATCGCGCCGAGCAGCTCGTCGAGCTCGGCGCCCGCGTGGCTGGGGACCTGACGATGGACGCGCTGAACCGACTCCTCGCCCCCGTCCGACGTCGCCTGGAGAACCTGGTCGCGCGCGCTGTGGTGCAGCTCGTCACCGACAGCACCAGGCTGCAGGAAGTGCAGCTCGCGATTCTGAAGGACGAGACGCGTGATCGCTGCGAACGCTTCCAGCAGTACGGCTTTACCTCGGTGCCCGCGGCACCCACCGTCGCCGGCGCCGCTGAGGCCGTCGTGCTGTTCGTCGGAGGTCTGCGCGATCACCCGCTCGTCGTGAGCGTCGACGATCGCCGCTATCGGAAGACGGGCCTGGCCGCCGGCGAAGTCGCGCTCTACAACCATCAGAGCGTCTACCTGCTGCTGAAGACCGGCCAGGTCATCGAGGCCAACGCGCCCATCGATCTCGTCAACAGCGCTGTCTACCGCGTCGCCGGCACGCAGGTCGTGGGAGCGCAGGGCGCGGCCGTTGCCGACTCTACGGCCACCGCGGCGTCTGTCTCGACGCAGCTCAATCTCCTGCTCTCGCGCCTGCGCGCGCACGGGCTCATCGCGTCATGAGCGATCTCCGGCTGACCTGGGACGTGCACGCGGCGGACCTCTCAATCGCCATGAACGATCTGGTGATGGACGAGGGGCTCGAGACGGCCGTGCTGCTATCGCTGTTCACCGATCGGCGGTCGAACGATGGCGATGTGCTGCCCGACACGCAATCGGATCGCCGCGGCTGGTGGGGGGATGCGTTTCCGGTCGTTGCTGGCGACCGCATCGGTAGCCGTTTGTGGCTGCTGTATCGGGAGAAGGAAGAGGCCACCGTGCTCGTCCGCGCGCGGGAGTATGCGCGCGAGGCGCTCCAGTGGCTCCTCGACGACCAGGTGGCCGCGGCCGTCGACGTCGAGGCCGAGATCACGCGGCCGGGCATGCTCGGCCTGCACATCGTGATCACGCGGCCGCTCAGCACGCCCGTCGAGTATCGCTTCAGCGCGGTGTGGGCGGGGCAGGCCGCCAGGGAGCACTGACCGTCATGCCGTTCGCGCGTCCCACGCTGCAGGAGATCGTCGACCGCGTTCAGAGCGACTTGGCCACGCGCCTGGTGCTGACGGGAGCCGTGCTCCGTCGGAGCGCCCTGACGGTCTTCGCCCGCGTCCTCGCCGGCGCCGTGCATCTGCTGCACGGGCACCTCGAGTTCCTCGCTCAGCAGATCTTCCCGGATACGTCGGAGGTGGAGTACCTCGAGCGCCAGGCGAACCTGTTCGGGCTCACGCGGATCGTGGCGACGTTCGCGATAGGCAACGCGACGGCCACCGGCAGCAATGGTTCGATCATCCCGGCTGGAACCGTGCTGCAGCGTGCCGACGGCGTGCAGTACGAAGTCGACACCGAAGCGGTCGTCTCGAGCGGCACTGCGACGCTCGCCCTCACCGCGACGGTGGCAGGCCTGGCCGGCAACGCCGACGTCGACGTCGTCCTGACGTTCGTCTCGCCGATCGAAAACGTCCAGGCGACCGCCACGGTGGCGAGCGGAGGCCTCGCCGGCGGCGCCGACGCAGAGACGGACGACGCGCTCCGCGAGCGGCTGCTCACGCGCATGCGGCAGCCGCCACATGGCGGCGCGGCGGACGACTATGTCGCGTGGGCGAAGGAAGTGGCCGGCGTCACGCGTGCGTGGGTGTATCCCCAGGAGCTCGGCGCCGGCACGGTCACCGTACGGTTCGTCCGCGATGAGGACGGATCCGGCGCCGCGATCATTCCGTCCGCCGGCGAAGTGACCGCCGTGCAGGACTACATCGACGCTCGACGGCCAGTGACGGCGACGGTCACCGTCGTGGCGCCTGTCGCGGTTGCGCTCAACTTCACGATTCACATCGTGCCGGACAACAGCTCCACGCGGGCAGCCGTGCAGGCCGAGCTCGAGGACCTGCTCCGGCGCGACGGCCAACCCGGCGGGACCATCCTGCTGTCGCAGATCCGCGTGGCGGTTGGCTCGGCCGACGGCGTGACCGACTTCACCATCACGACGCCGGCGGCGAACGTGACGCACACGACCGGGCAGCTCCCCATCATGGGGACCATCACGTGGAACTGACGCCGGATGGACGCACACGCCTACGCCCGGCAGCTGCAGCAGCTCCTCCCTCGAGGCGCCGTGTGGTGGCTCGAGTCGAGCACCACCCTGTCGAAGTTCCTGCTCGGGCTCTCCGACGAGCTCGCGCGGGTCGATGGCCGCGGCGTGACGCTGATCGACGAATGGGATCCGCGCACAACCTTCGAGCTGCTGGGCGATTGGGAGCGCGTCTACGGGCTGCCGGATCCCTGCGTCGGGACCAACCCCTCGATCGTGCAGCGTCGTGCCTCGCTCGTGGCCAAGGTGATCGGCATCGGTGGTCAGACGCCGGCCTATTTCATCGCGGTCGCGGCGGCGCTCGGGTTCTCGATCACCATCACCGAGTTCTCCCCGCACACCGTCGACAACGATGTCGAGGCGCCGATCGTGGGCGACGACTGGGCCTACGCCTGGCTGGTGACCGCGCCGCTGAATACGGTGGGCGAGCTCACGGTCGAGGAGACCGTCGACGATCCGCTGTCGTGGTGGACCAACCTGGTCCTCGAGTGCGTGCTGCAGGCGCTGAAGCCGGCGC